AATGCTGTTTTTGGGCCGATTTTTAAAGTTTTAACCAGAAGGGTTCGTCAATGTCTTTTACCCAACATTTTTCTCTATACAGAGATGACAAGTGACGACTTCTCAGCAAAGCTTTATTCTCTACTCGGCGGAATCGATGACTACTACAAGGGCGAAATTGACTTCTCGAAATTTGATAAATCTCAAGATTTCTTTTGCAAGAATTATGAGATCAAATTGTACTCCTTTTTGGGGTTCGATTCTGAATTTCTCGAACTTTGGAGTGCAAGTGAATACTTCTGTCGTGCTCGTAGTATTCACAATGATTTATCTTTCACTACTTTCGCGCAGAGACGAAGCGGTACAGCTAATACCTTCTTTGGTAACTGTATGATCACTTTGATGATGCTTTCTCTCTACTATGACTTCAGAAATTTCTCTGCTGTCGCAGTTGCTGGGGATGACTCAATTCTTTTTTCGAAGACTCCGATTGTAGACCACTCTGATCATATGATTTTGGACAATGGTTTCGAAGCGAAGTTTTTGAGGGATAAACCGGCATATTTTTGTTCCCGGTTTATTCTTTTTGCAAATGACTATATTTACTTTGTTCCCGACCCGTACAAAGTCATTGTGAAATTAGGTAAACCTTTGACTGATGTCACAGTCAATGGTCTTTGGGAAAGATACATTAGTTTCAAAGATTATACTAAATACTTAAATTTCGAGACCGTTGTATGGCATTTGGCGATTGCTACCAATATAAGGTATGGCATTGAAGGAAAGAACACTTATTCAGCCATTTGTGCCTTGAATTGTATTCGATCAAATTTTAAAAGGTTTCGTGAGGTCTATCCTGGTGTTGAAGGGGTCATTGAGACGACTCATCCCGTGATGAAAAAGCTGCTGTCGAGATTTTATAATATTATTAGTCGGGGTTTTTCGTCTGATGATTCCTGGACTTTCGATCCTGTTCCTATCAAAGAGAAGAGGATGTTGATTTTTCAACACCAAAGCCCCGAAGGATTTGGGTAAAATTTGAGATACCAGAAAGGGGACTTCTCCCTTAGGATTGATTTTGGTCTTTCCTTTGACTTTCAAAGCATGAAAATTTAATACAGCAGACTCCACAACGGATTCACGGACGTTTCATCCTGTACCGTTGTTCGAAAGATATATCGCAGATTTGATTCCGGAACTGGGGATGTTGTTGAGCGTGAGAAGCTTAAGTCCAAATTTTGAAATGGGCATCGGTGTTTCATCTTGAGGGTTTTTATCACTCTCTCAGGTCTGAGTATGATTGTAATGCCTTCTAAGGAAAAGAGTCTTGAGATCCATCTCTGACATGATCTCGTTTTATTTAAAATGAAGAATTTTAAGACTTACTTTTTCCTCTCCTTCTCTTTCTTTTTCTTTTGCTCTCTTGTTGCCACTTGCGACTTGCCGAATCTTTGTTTTTACAATAACGACTACCAGTTGATAAGAGTCCTACCAAAGGGTGAACTCTGGGAATTTGAGCCTCAAGGTACAGCTCAGCGACTCACAGTCACCAACTGTGGTGTTCTTGACTTGCGTTACGGGTACACACTCCTTGAATTTACTCGTAAAGAGGTCGTCACCTACTTTGACATTTCTTTGGTCGACGGTTTTTCGACGCCTTTGAGTGTTTATTGTTCAAGTCAACCGGAAGAGGTATATTTTTCCAATCTGTGTTTTGACACGTGTATTTTCTTTCAAGGAGCGAATACCTGTTCCAGTCCTTGCAAAATTAATCCGAATATCGAGGATTGCTGTCTTCCACCTAAGTATCAAGGCTCTTGCCCTTCTAATGATTGGAAAGACACCTATCTGAATTCTACTAAAGGTGTTTATTTACAACCTTTTGATGATAGTTTTTCTTTACACACTTGTGAGGCTAATCTAGTTGTTTTCTTTTGATGTGGCCTGAACTACGTTTTACATTGTGTGTACTTGTTTCTACTCTTAGCTTCGTTTTTCTTGCTTGTTTAATTTTATTAATTGTCCACTTTAGTGAGATCATTAAGAACGCCCTCAAACGGCTGAGGCAGCAACAAGGCTTTGGGAATACTGATTCGCAATTACCTTTTCGAGGTGCGGCGGCATGACGGTTTTGGGTCTTGACTTTGGTACGACCTTCTCTACCGTTTGTCTTGCTTCTTCTAATGAAGTCTTGATGTTAAATAACGATGATAGTGAATTCATACCTACTATCATTGGTTTTTCCGTTTCTGATGACACTATAGTTTATGGATATGATGCTATCACACGGGACGGTTACGGTCGACAGGGTTTCTCAGTTTATAGAGACCTTAAACGTTGGATAGGAGTCAACTCAAAAACGCTTTCTGAGAGACGTGCCAAACTTAAACCTCTGTACAACGTCACTTGTCCTGGGGTACACTTTTCACTGAGGATTGACCCTACTTTTGGGCAGCCTCGACTTCGTAATCTCCACGAAATCGTCTCTTTCTTCATTGCCTTAGTTGTGAGGGATTTTGAGAAGTTAAGAAATTTTCGCTGTAGTGGTTTAGTTATTTCCGTACCAAGTCAATACACTTCTACTCAAAGATTCTTTATGAAGACTACGGAGGAACGTACTGGATTACCGGTTTTTCATATCATGAACGAGCCTTCAGCCGCTCTCTTCGCATCGATGTTAGATATGAAGAAGACTTCAGATTGGGATTCTTATGTGGTATATGACTTCGGCGGTGGTACTTTTGACACTTCGATAGTCTTACGTTATGGTAACTACTACAGTGTTATTTACTCCTGTGGTGATGACAGTCTCGGCGGTCGAGATGTTGATGAAGCTATTAGAACATTCTTATTAAAGCGTACGTCTCTGCCTTCCACTACACAGCTCTCCGTTTCACAATTGAAAGAAGAAGTCTCTGTCACTGGAAAACCGTCATCAATACTTTTTAACGGCCTACGTCTCGAACTCACCTTTGAAGATTTGACAAGACTGACTCGCCCCTTTTTAGAACGTAGCTTCATTATTATGAATAAAGTTATTAAAGATAGTGGTATCCGGGGAAGACTTACTTTGGTTCCGGCTGGTGGTAGTTCATTTCTACCGGGTGCTGTGACACTTGCTGAGAAGGCTATTAGAGCTGTCGAACGGGTAATCACGCCTAAACGTGCTCGATCTGCTATTGCCGAAGGATGTGCTCTTTTCTCTGCCACTTTATCCGAACGTAGCGTGCTTTTTGTTGATTGTATTAATAGTAATATTACCTCTAATAAAGGTCTCTATCAAGCTCGTATTATAGTCGCTGCCGGATCCGCTTTACCATTGAAAGCTAAACTTCAGGGTAATTATGATGACTGTGACTTATCTTTCACTCTAGCTTTATACGAAGGTACTTCTAATCGTAATATCAACAACTTCAATCTCCTTAAGAAGAAGATAGAAAGTCATGCTCTTGGCTACCGATCCGGTGCTTGGGGCTGGATTGCTAATGTCGAGGTCGACACTTCTGGTAGTATTGAAGTGAGGATTACTAACAAAGAAGGTGCTTATACCATGGTTGACTCAGTTAAACATAGCACCTTCACTCTGATCACATTACCTTCGTATAAACCCAAAGTTAAAGAGTCGATTAAACAAGTAGTACTTATCAATGATTTTGTTGCTGGTTGTTATCTCGAGAAGTCCTTCCTTAAAAATACTTCTGTTTTGACTCAGAGAGAATATCTAAAATTTTTACAAAATCTAACCACTATCTACGAACCTAAAGTTCTAAAGACGTTACTTGTAGCCTCTTCCTTCAATGGCACTACCTCCATACAATCTTACTTGGAACGAAGGCGACCTGTTCCGGAGTTTTTACGGGATCCGGAATGTTCAGTCTATACTAGATGAAGCGAAGTTAGATTACGAACGTCAACGTACACCAAGTTTTGTTTCGTACCTTGACGCCGATTTTCGACAATATGATTTGATTTGGTTGCTTAATTCTAGACGTGTTCCGCTGATTGCGAGACCTCTTTTTTATGAGTATTGTTACTTATATAACTACGAAAAGAAAGTTCGGAAATTTGAGAATTTAGTTTACGAACTCGACTCCACCATCCGTGATATCTTAAACACCAGGTATTTAGACGATCTCGATAAAGAACTTCATGAATTTTCTGATGATGAGAAGTTTTCTTCGTTAGATTTTAATATAAGGGATCTTTATCGTGATTCTTACTATAGAGAACAGACTTCAGATCGTAAAAAGTTCCTGAGGAATATTTCTATATGTTGTAACAGGGTCATTAATTTAGAAAGAGAGACTTTGAGCGGTAATACTGTTTTTCCAAGTCTTCCTACCTCTCAAATAAAATTAGACACCACGACGGGAGATATCTTATCTTGGGCTTTTCGCAAAGGGAGATCCGTCATTGATGGTTTATCGTTCACGAAGTATCACTCTTCTGGTGAGTGGTTTAAAAATACTATAAATAGAAAAAAAATCACTACTAATGGTGTTGGTCTAGTAGATGTTATCAACGATATTTGGTCAATTTCGTTCTTGGGAGGTCTTTACTCTATTATTGATTATTATGATGTTGATGCGTTATCAGAAGACAGTGTTAGAGTGGAATTTTTAGAAA